TTCATATAGTCGTAATTTTCGTTTAAGATTTGTAATAGGAACAGGTGCAATAGTTGATGGACAACCAATTCTCTATCCAATGGTGTTAGATAAGAATGGTAAGTGGATTGGTAAAATAGTATGACAAAGTGCAAAAATTGTGGATGTAAAACGAGCATAGAGGGGTCTAATTCAGCGATTACAAGGCAAGTTGGGGGTAAGCACTATAAAGGAAAAATCCAACCAATAGAATTGATTGTAGAGCATGATTTAGATTTCATAGATGGAAATATTGTAAAATATGCTATAAGAAAAAAGAATGGCGAAAGCGATAAAGAAAGATACGATAAAATTATACATTATTGCGAATTAGCAAAGGAGTTAAAATGTGGTTAAGTGCAATTAAAATGGCTATAAGTGCTGGTAGTCATATCTATAAAAAAAGACAAGAAACTAAAATGCGTATGGCAGATGCACAATATCTTCATGCCGAAAAAATGGCTAAAGGAGAGGAAGCATATCAAGGAAAACTTTTAGAAGCTAGACAGAACGACTATAAGGACGAGATCGTTTTATTAATTCTAACTTTGCCAATTTTAGTTCTGGCCTATGGTGTATGGTCAGACGACCCTGAAGCTATGGCAAAAATAAATCTATTCTTTGAACATTTCCAAGCACTTCCATCTTGGTTCACTAATCTTTGGATTTTAGTATGTGCGAGTATTTTTGGAATTAAAGGAACACAAATCTTTAGAAACAATAAAAAATAATGAGTATTTATGGATATAGATGCAGTAATCATAGAAGCAGAATTTCAGCTAGAAAGCCCTTATTATCCTAATGGTCATTTTGTATGTTTAAGATTTATTGATACAGAACCTACTCATCCAAAACTTAATCAAATGATAAAAGAGTTTGAACAATATTCAGATATATTGCTTGTTTCTTATAAATATGATTCAAAAAAAATTACAGAAGATACTAATTTAGAACATCTTAATATCACTTGGCATTAAGCCACAAAGCTTTTTACACAACATCTAGTTATTCTCCTTTTTTAATTTATGCCCTGTGGCTTAAAGCGACCCATAAACTCTCGCTTATGGGTCTATCTACATAAGGTAAGTTCAACTGTTTAAGGAGCAGCTATTCCACCTTTGCAGAATTTTATCCCTCTTGTTTTCCAGCAAGAGTTAAATCCCTTTTTACTTCTGTTTGTCTAACAGATAAGTAACGATCTAAATTATTATAATTCAGTTTAGCTTTTATTAATTGGCCCTCTGCATGGGCATAGCTTTTAATAATATCTTGATATTCTTGATCTGTTCTAGCTTTATGTTCAGCTTCAGAAATTGATTTACATTCAAGCTTATGTTTTGAAAAGCATTTAGAAAAGGTAGCTTTGCGACCCTCATCAAGCAAAATTACTTTCTCTGCCCACTCACTCCATTTATTAGAAGCTTCTGTCATTTTTTTATAAGCTTCTCTGCTATTTAGATTCATTGTTTCCATTTTTCTCCTTATTATTTGATTGAAAAGTATATTTTAAAATAGATGTTTTTGGGTCAAAATCATATCTACAAGATGCTAATAATAATCCAATTAAAATAATTAAAACCACAATTATTATCTTTGTATATTTTCTATGTATTGGGTAGCCAAAAAATATCACAATAATATTGCTCCTATTATAAATCCAATTACGAACCATATAATTTCTGTTCTATAATACAAAGACCAAACTCTTATTTTATCTTTTAAATCACTCATGGATAATTTAATAAATCCTTTGCATCATTTTTTAATCGTCTTATTTTTTTTTCATACTTTTTGATTTTTTCTATCATAAGCTTATCAGCTTCTTTTTTAGCATCTTCTACTGCCTGAACATTTGCTAACTTTAAGTCATCTATTTCTTTTCTTAAAGAACCATTAAGCTTTCTGTGATCTTCATTTACACTTTTATAAGTTGTTATTTGTGCTTCTTTAGAATCAATTATGTTTTTTAGACTCACAATTTCATTTTCAAGGGACTTGATATTCTCATCTTTTTTTTCATTTTGATAAGTCAAATCAAGTTCCTTTCCATAGTTTAAAATTTAAAATGGTGGCAAATCATCATCCAACTCCTCTTTTACCTGAACTTGTTGCTTTTGTATAGTCTGTGGTTGAGGTTGTATTGGTGGAACTTGCACCTTTTTAAAACCATCTACAGCAGTTGGTTTGTAGGGTTTAGCCATATAAAGAGTAAATATTTGCTCGGTAGTATTTCCATATTTTATCTCTTTTGGTTCTTGTGTTTTAGATGCCCATTTTAATTGATAACCTTGTTTTGCATAAGCTTGAACTTCAGGTGTATTATACCAATCCATAACTTGCGATAATCCATATAGTTTTTTTGTAAGACTACATTGGAATTTAGATTTAGCTGCTGAAGCACTATATTCAAAACTTGGTGCTGTTTTTCCTGTAGGATATAGTTTTAAACTTAATCCACAGAAAGCCATTTTATATTTATTTTCCATTTTTTTTCCTTATTAGTTGATTATATTTACGCACTTGTTCATTAAATAATAACTCGGATTTATGACAACTTAATAATCCAAGAAATGCTTTAATGTGTTCTTTTTTATATAAAATGTGTCTAGCTTCAAAATCCTCATCAGTTTTAGGAAGTCTTACTATATACATCTTATTTACTTTCTTGCCTGTTTGTTCTTCGTAAGCAAGTTTATATCCATGTACTTGATGAACCATATTTATAAAAATACCTTTGCTGGTTTTTATATCTATAAGCCATAAGTTTTTTTGTGGGTCAATAGCAATTAAGTCTAAAGTTCCACAATAACCTCTCTCTGAATATAAAATCTTTTCTGATTCCACTAATTTAAGCTTATGTTTTTTCCAAAATTTCTGAAATTTCATAAAGCAATTAGCAACTATTGTGTTATCAGGTTTTGTTATCTTTTCTCCTTTTAACCATTTTTCAACAAGTTTATGAACAATAGAACCAATGCTTAATATGTTCTCATTTTGTTTTCTTGCATTAGACTTAGCATTTATAATAATTGAATCTATTTTATCTAATGCGATTCCTTGTTTTTCCATTTCTAATTTAATGGCATTTATTTGATTGTTAATTTTCCAATTTTCTAACATTGGAGAAGCTAACTTTCCAAGTATTGTACTCATTCCCACTACATATTCGTTATTATGAATATAGACATGCTTTTCTTCATTAAATGTAATGGTATGTCCATGTTCTAACTTATGCGATTGACTTGTCATTATTATCTCCCATTTAGATATATTTGTTTATTCATCTTACGAATTGGCCTTATAAACCATTCCATATCTGTCTTTGTTGCTTCACAAAAAAGCATAAGCTTTGATAAAGGTATTGAATTGGTTGCCTTTTCATATTTTTGGAATTGCTGAAAAGTTACATTTAACTTTTTCGCAATTTTAGTTTGAGTTAGACCAAGCTGTTTTCTTCTTAATCTTAACTTTAAACCCATATACTGTTTGAAACATTTGATATTATCTTCTACTGAAGCATTATCCCATTTATCAAACACTAACTTTATATTAGACATTATTTGTGTTTCACTATTGCCTAATAGGTTTTGATATTCGTGCTGCATAAAATGCCCACTCCTTTCTTTCATTCTCTGTCAGTTTATTAAATTGCCCTTGCCAACAAGTCCGACAAAGTAAAGACTCATTGTAAAGGGTACTGCCTACAAACCATGCTAATTTTTCTGCTTTTTCAGTAAAGCATTTAGAACATCTGTAAGCTAATTTTTTTATTTTAGGTATTAGTTTTGGCATTGTAAATCATCTCCATCAAAATCAGACTTACAAGTTTTACAAGTCCAATCTGAAATTAATATTGCTTCTTTTATATCTGAACACCATTCCCATTTTTTCTTCATAAAAATTTTATTTGAAGAACATTTAGGGCAACAAATTTTTTCTTTAATTTGACATTCTGATAAATCTCTATCAATTCTAATTAATGCTCTAGTAATTCTTTTTTCTTTTGTTGCCTTTTTATATATTGACATTTTTTTTACTCTCTATTTGTGTGATTGCTTTACTTATTTTTTTACCCAATGCTTTATCTTCTTCATCTAAATTATCACTTAAAGCTTTAACAGTAAGTATGTTTAAAATTGAGTGTAATTCGTTTTCTGTTAATTCAATTTTAATTAAGGACACTATGACCTCGATTTACTAGACATTTACGATATATTGATTGATGTTCAGTTTCAGCTTCAGGGCTACCTATCCAATAAATAATATTACCAATAAAGTCAGTATTATTATCTGCAATAGTTTTACAATGCTGCAAATCATTTGTTATTTCTTTTGCTTGGTCTGTATTAAAAGTTCCTGATTTTCCAGCAGTATCAACTATTGGATTATAGGCACAAGCATTTAATAGGGTGCAAAATAGCATAGTAGCGATTAGTTTTTTTCTCATATATTATCTCTCCTTATTTAATTTCCAGCAGTTTGCTCTACTAAAGTTGGATGTAAGACTTTAGCAAGTTTCCAAGCTTTCTGTCTTTTATCCTCTTTAGCTTTTAGCAATTCATTCTCCTTTTTCTTTTCTTTGCTTATAGCTTTATGAAACTGCTGATGGACTTTTAATTCTTTTTTATCCATGTGTTTCCTTTGTTAGTTTATTTAAGTATTCTTGCTGATCTTTTAAGTGTTGCTCTACATGAGAACCCATTAAATTTTCAGTAGAATTTTGTTTAATCTTTTGAATTTCGCCAAAGGTAGTTTCTCCACCAAATATTCTTTTAAAGTGTTTTGAGAAAGCTGTCATAGCTGATTCATTTGGTTTGATTTTCATTATTGCACTCCCATTAATTTATATATCTCCCAACCAAAGAACACTCCAAATATGAATGCTGCAAATAGTATGTAGTCTAAAACATTAAGTATTTTTTTAAACATTTGCTCTCTCCTTTGTTGTTAGTTAATTCCAGTTCCATTACAGTTGTCACAATCTTCTGTTCGTTCTTCATGCTCTTTACCTTTAACTTCAACCCAGCCCTCACCATTACATATTACACACTCATCTATTTCAAACAAGTCATGTGTTATTGGTTTTTGTTTTTTCATTTTACTCCTTATTTATTTTTAGTTTTATTTAACATACAAATAATCTATAAAATGGGTTGAAAATTGCAACTAAAATCGACATCAAATTAATCGCATAAAACCTAGCTTTTTTAACAATCTTGCCTTATTTCACAACTTTTATATGAAAAAATTGAATTTTTTTTAAAAATATTATAGAAAACGAATCAAGAGATGATTTGTTTTTTTATAGAAAAGTTATATAAGAAATTATGTCTAGCGATTAGACTAAAATTATCTCTCATGATGGCGAGGTTATTTTTAGTTCCTCTCTCGAATCAAAGTTCTCCTCGCCATCTAATAAAAGGAGATAAATGAAACAATTAGAACTAGACTATCCAGCACATAATTATACAGAAACTTCTAAAATAGCTTTCAACAAACAAAAGCCAAAATTACTTACTAAAAGAGAAAAGGTATTTGAATTTATTAAATCTCAATCTTCTACCAATTATCAAATTGCAGATGAATTAGAAATGCCATTATCTAGTGTATGTGCTAGAGTTAGAGAATTACAATTATTAAATTTGGTAGAGGATAGTGGAAATAGGAGAGAAACACCTTTTGGAAAGACAGCGATAGTATGGCGAAGAAAAGAGTAGCAACAAAAAAGGAAAAAGAGTGGATGCGTAAAGTTTCAGAACTTGGTTGTTATGCTTGTGATATAAGCACAGGATATTGGACTATTGCAGAGGTACATCACATCAGAAAGCACACAGGAATGGGTCTAAGACCCTCACATTTTAATACAATTCCATTATGCAGCCACCACCATAGGACAGGCAAAGATTCAATACATTTAGGAAAAAAATTATTTATTCAAAAGTATGGAACAGAACAAGAGATATTAAAACAAGTAAAAGAGAGGATTAACAATGACTCGTAAATCTGGTTATTTCATTTGCTATCGTAATATTTGGCAACATCCTGTGTTTAAGAACCTATTACAAGCTAGTTGCTGGATTTATATGATTTCTTCAGCTTCACACCAAGATAAAACATTAAGGTTTTTAGATAATTCAATATTTGTAAGGCGAGGAGAATTAATAATGCCTTTAAGGG